ACCAGTAAGAATAATTTGATAACGACCATCATCTGTGGAACCAAGTGAAACACTATGGTTAGGAAAGTTAGGAATAACTTGCGAAATTACTGCCCAACTTGCCGAACCGCTATCGCTATATGTTTGTGTTGATGCCCAATTTTGAAGCCATGCTAAATCATATGTATCAGCCATTGTGCATTGTCGCCTTATGCTGTTCTAAAAATAAAATTATAGGATATAAATCTTCAACAACTTGATTTGAAAGACCATCCGTAGGGATACGAGCAATTTGCATTTCTTTTGCACGCTGGCGTAAATTTGCAAGTGCGTTTATTGCATCATCAATAGTTCGCACTGCTGCTTCATTTACTTGTTCTGATTCAACAAGACCACTAAGTCTTTTAATATCTGAAATTGCGTCAATCATTTTCTTACAATTCCTGCAACTGCCTGTAGCCAAGTTAGATCAGCACTTTCTTTCATCTTCTTCTTGTCAGCAAGTGCCTTCTTCATAGTTTCTTTCTTGTCGCCATCCTTGTCAAAGTCAAGGTAATCTGGCTTGCCTTTTGACTTGGCTTCTTCTACTGTTGACTCATCAGTATATTCTACATCGTTGTCTTTCATATAGTCACGAGCAGTATCTAGATAATCAACAGCCTTTGTAATCTTAGCCTGAACCCATTCTGGAAGATTTTCTTCATCATCTAGGATTGATTGTAGTTCTGCGGCAGCGTCTTTGGCGGTTTTTAATTCGCTCTTAGCCATACGACCTTCTTGATCATATTCTGCCTTATCATCCGCATTTGGCTCATCACCTTCATGCTCTTCATGCTCATCGCTTTCTTCTTCTTGTGCGTAGATGTAGTTTTCCATCAAAGGCAGACCTGCCAATTTACGCATTTCTTCAATATTCTTGTTTTTCATTGGGGTTCCCTTTGTTTTCTTGGTTTCTTCTTGATCATCAAAACGCTTGTCATCAGCATCTGCGTCTTCATGGTCTGGTTCACTTGCATCACCTTCCTTAACTGGATAGGTCTTGCCATCTACTTCAAATTCTTTCTTACCACTTGCCTTTGCTGCTGCAAGTTTACCACTAAACTCATTGCCTTCGTTTGGCTCTTCGTTTACAGCATCTTCTTTTTTCATGTACTTGTCTTTAACACGACCAAGTTCTTCTTGACTTGCGCCTTCACGACCTGCTTTTGCAAGTGCAGCCATACCATCTTTGCCATACTTCTTTTTGCCAGTATAATATTGAAGTCCACTTTCTTCTACTTCTTCTTCACTTACGGTATTTTCAAATGGATCAGTCTTTGTCTTTGGCTGCATCTTTTGCTTAATCCAAGCATATGCTTGTTCTTTGTTATCAAAGTTCACTAAATCATGACTTGGATTGCGCTTTAACACAACTTCATAACCACCATGTGAACCAGGTTTTACCATATAAGGAACAGCCTTGTCATCTGGCATCATGCCTACAGCAGTAGCACCTAACCCCAACGCTAGCGCACCAGCACCAATTTTTCCACCAAGATTTATACCAGCCTCATCCATGCTTTCATCATACATGCCTTGAACTTGGTCATGCGTTGTCATATGCAGTAAATCACCATGAGTTCTACCTAAGTCTTCAAGGTCTTGGTCATCAATTGGTGTGCCATCGGTATATTGACCAGCACTAAAATATGCATCGCTGAAATCTGGATAATCTGATGTGTCAGGAATAACAACTTCTAATGAATGAACATCAACTTGCTTACCATTGATTTCAACTGGTGCGCTCATTGGGCTTTCACCCATGCTCATAATTTCTTCTGCAAACTGCTCGCTTTCAGTTTTTTTCTTACGCACATCGCTTGGACGAGCATTAGGTTCTTTACGAACTACTTTCGCATACTCTGGGTTCTTGTTTAATTTAGCCAAGTCCTTCATATACTTCTGTGCTAGAAGAATAGAAAGTTTCTTGTCCTTGTTATATTCTGGTTCACTGCGCTGACCAAATGCTTCGCCCTCGCTACTTACAAGATCACCCATGAGGCTTGCAAAGTTAGCAATATCATCGCCATCGCTACCAATCATGCGGTTTGCAATATCACCAAGCACTGCTGTTAGTAGAGCAGTTGAACTTGTGTACTTGCGGCTAATCATAAGTTTATCAAGACCGCTATCAGCCTTTAATACCAACTTATAGTCAGGGTCCATAATTTTCTTTTCTACGCTGCCAGCGGCTTCGTTAACTCTATTCATTGTGCCTTCCTTAAGTTTCTTATAAGCGCCAGCAGCACTTGCTAGGTAATTGTCTAGATTTTCATTGTATGTTTGTTGTGTAAACCAACCTTTTACTTCGCCTAAATCTTCACTTTGTTCACTGATCAAATCATTTAGAGCCTCTAGGCTTTCACTGAATGAACGACTGTTATTGGTAAGACGAGCAATATGACGCTTGATACTTTCTTTCATTTGTTGTGCAGCAGTGATAACATCGCCTGCTTCGCTACTTTCAAATGTGCGATTACGAGTTACGCTAGTGAAACGGCTCAAGTTACGCATTTCAGCAATAGCACGAGAAATCAATTGACCATTGTTATCATAAGGATTGCCACCACGTGATACATGGTTAGCCATTGCTTTTGCGCCACCAACACTCTTAAATGGCAGTAGGAACTTTTCACCATTTTCATTTACCAAATAGATGCGATCTACTTTAAGCAAACGATTGTTTGGGTTTTCAAGCATCTTTTCATTGTGAACAACATTGATGCGAACATTGTTTAGCGTTCCTTCACTGAACTTTCCACGACGCTGCCATAGCACACGGCTTTCTTCTAGTGATTCTTTGAAGTCTTTCTTCTGTGGGTTTAACTTAGTCATGTATTGTAAATCCTGTCTACTCAAGGTATCTTTAGTAATGTCACGAACATCAAAGTTTAACATATGACCTTTTGCCATACGACGTAGTTCACGTAGAAAACTATACCAATAGTTTTTATCTTCTGGAAGCATGCGGTCAGTAATAGCAGTATCAAAGAATACTTTTAAACTGGCACCATCAATTAAACTGGTAGTGATACGACCATATGCACGGTTACTTTCTTTATCTGTATATACAAAATTAAAAAAACGTGCCTTATTAGGATCAACAGTGTCTTTCCCGTTTTCATCACCCATATTAATTTTTGGAAAACGGTTTCTTAATTTAAAAAACAGGTCTTCCGCTGCTTGGCTAATTTCACTCATAGAATTATTTATGCCTTATAACATAACAAATGGCATTGGCGGAATGATGTCTGCGGCATCCATTGCCAATCCATCACTAATTCTACTATCATATTGGCGAAGGTGCAATATCATACGAACTGCTAATAATGTAGCCATTACAAGGTCATCTGTTTCACCAGTTTTACCCGCATAACTTACACCATGTGCTACAAATGTTTTAAGTTCACTGATTAAACTTTTGCTGTATAGTTTAATCTTACCTGTTTCCATCCATAATTTGAACTTAGAACATGCTGCAATCTTGCTCTTTGGTGTGGTATTAAATCCTTTGCGAAATCTGCGTCCGCCGCCGCCAGGCTCACTTAAGAAACTGCCTGGTATATTCTCTTCACCAATATCCGCAACAGCATTAAGTGCGGCTTCACCGATATTATTATTCTCTATACTATAATAGATATCACCAGCATTGCCTGTCATTTCTTTAATATACTTGCAAATTTCACTCATAATCAGCACTTGCTTTTGTATGATAGTAAGATTATGCTGCCACTCTGCTACTTGTTGCATAGTAGTAGCATCATATACTTCAATAGCAGCAGGATCGCCACCTGTTCCAAGACTTGGATCAAGTGCTACGATATAAACATGATTGCGCTGTGGTTTTTCGTACCAACGAACCTGACCTTGTTTTTCAATTGGGTCAATACCACTGAGGTCAACAAGTATGCCTGGCGCAATAAGTGTTTCATCATAGATAACGAACTCGCAATTATGTTCACGACGAAAACGGTCAATGCCTACACTGCTCATCTCACGGTCTGCCCAATCCTTATCACGCTCTGGGTGACGATCCCATGTAGCAAGGAATGGACTAAATCCATTGCGTCCAAGTTTGGTTTCATTACCATGGGAATCAAATTTCTTATTGGCTTCTTTCCAAATATCAGCAAATTGGTCTTCATCGCTGTTAGGAGTAGAAGTAATAATTGCCTTACCACCTGTTGATAGCGTAGGACTAATTGAAGTCCAGAACTCTTTGGCAATTGTTGGTCTAACAAATGCTAACTCGTCACAGTATAGCAGTGAAATACTCATACCACGACCAGTTGTCTCGGTCGTAGTTGAACTTACGATACGGCTACCATTGTCAAATCCAAGCGAACCCTTATTATAATCAACCACACCTGCACGAATATGGTCTGGACAGTTTTCATAACCAAATCGGATACGCTGCATAATATCTTGTGCACCAGTATATTTGTTACTTGCTACAAGAATAGTGCTATCTGGCACAAACATAGCATACCATAACAAGTAACCCGCCGCTAGTGTGGATTTACCCATTTGGCGACCTAGCATGTTAATACTAAAACGATTATTATGATAGTTGTGTAGCAGTTCTTCTTGATAGTCAAACGGACTAAGTTGCAATCTGCCTTTTGTAGGATGCTGAATATAAAAGAAATTTCTGATAAAATATTCTGGACCTGTCACAGGATCAGCACATAAACTAAATTCAATTAGTTGTTGTTCGGTAATTTGCATACGAATGTGTGGTTTACGTATAAGTTTATTTTCTATTGGTTTTGCCATGAAATTATTTATTGACATAATTTGTATGTGTAGTATTATTAAATTGTCACAATAAGAAAGTAAATACATTATATGTCGGACACACTGATACTCAACGCAAACTATCAGCCGCTTAGTTGGTTACCGCTTAGCGTCATACCATGGCAGCAGAGCGTTAAACTACATTTTATGGATCGTATTAAGATTCTTGAATACTACGATGATTGGGAAATTCATAGTCCCTCAACGACTATGTTTGTGCCTGCGCTTGCCATAACCAAAGATTATCATAGTTTCAGCAAAGGCATTCGCTTTAGCCGTCAGAATCTGTATATTCGTGACCTATTTCAGTGTCAGTATTGTGCTGAAACCTTTGAACCGCATGACCTTAACATTGACCATGTTATTCCTATTAGCAAGGGTGGAAAAACAAATTGGGAAAATTGTGCCACATCATGTAAGAAATGCAATCACAACAAAGGCAATAAGTTAATTAAGCCAATTCGTGAACCGTTTAGACCAGATTACTGGACACTAACCGCTCGTCGCAAACAGTTTAATTATAACATTAAGCATAAGAGTTGGCTAGATTACGTAGGTTAACTGCGTGATGATGGGCGCTTTGTTGGAACAAACTTGGCAACTGGACTAACAGGATTTACAAATTTGCTTTCGGCTTTGTTAGTATAACTGTGTGATTTTACTGCTGCGTGTCCGCTTGCCACACTTGCACCTTGCATTGCTGCGATATCACCATCACTGTACGGTGCAATAATTAATTTATCACCAAATGCAGTTTGGTCATCATAGGCATCTGGTTGTGGTTCAGGTGAACGTGCCATTAGAATACCATAGCGGTACATTTTGTAAAAATTATCACTGGCATCAGGAACAATATAAGCACCTGCAACTTCACGTGGTTCCCAATGCGCATGGTCAGCGGCATATTCCCTATCATAAAATTCAGTTTGTTCGGAGATAAATTCACGTGCTCTCATACTATTATTTACCTTTTGGAGGCTTCTCATGAGTTAAGAATGGACGAGCAAACCACAATTTAAACCAATCATTGGTACCAGGTTGTATATTCTTACTTTTCTCTTTTTTATGAAGATGTGTTCCATGCTGACTCAGTGCATAGCCTAAACTTTTATCTTCAATTATTTCACTTGCTCGCATTACGTGTAATCTTCTTGCCACTATTGTGTGGAACTGGACTTGAACGATGGGTGTCGTCAGATTCTTTACTTTTCGAAAATGGCGCAATTTGACGACCATCAGTTGGAATAGTTGCCATGCCAGCCTTAATCATATTATCTTCTTCTTGAGTATAAGGATGCAAGGTATTATATTTTTCAAACCATGTATCAGCAGGTGAGTCAACAGGACCAGTGTTTTTTCCATCAGCCTTTGCCATTGCCATCATAAGACGATTCATATGATATACACGATCATATCCACCAACATCACGTGCAATGTATGCACCTTTCTCAGCGTTCTTTGTTTCTCTATCATATTCTGTAGTTTTATGTTCAGAAATAAATTCGGTTGCTCTCATTTTTTTCTCTTACCACTGTTATGTGGAACTGGACTTGCTTTATTAGTAGATTGAGGTTCTACACCTTTAGATTTAGTAAGCCACTTAACTTTGTGTCCAAGACCCTTAATACTATTATTGAGCATTTCTACTTCTTGATCACTGTAAGCACTTACAAACGGATGGTCTCTAAAGTGGTGATGGTCATGTGGTGCTTTGTGATGTGGATGAGCAGCAACAACATTCATAAAACGATAATAATCATAACCTGGGTCCATGTCAGGATAGACCATACTTGCGGGCATAGTTGATATATGATCTGGGTGGGCTTTTGATTTCTTTGCTTCGTTTATAAACTCGCTGGCTCTCATAATATTAGCCTCGTGTTTTTACAGGAAGACTCCAGTATTGTGCAGTATCACTCTTGGTGCTGCAATCTACTGTTTCTAAGAACATTTTATTACGGTTTTGATCGGTTTTCTTAAAATTACATTCAAATGTAACTCGTGCTTCTGTTGCACTTGGATTACGAGCAATAACTGTTACTTCACTTTCTGGAAGTTGGTCAGTTTCTACAAGACTTGCACTAGCATGACGCAGTTTATAACCTTGTTCTTTCATTGTTTCACTGATTTTATTTGCTGGTGCAATATTACGAACAAAGTCTGGAGTAATACCAGCGGCTTCCATTGGTGGTTGGTGTAGGAATTTCTTTTGAACCTTGCTGCCATCACGCTCAAATGTTAGAACAAATTCAGCCATTTGCTGTGCTGCACCTTCACTTAACAAACGACTACGATCAAGTAAATTCCAAGCAGGATTATCAAGAGCAATGGTTACATGCTTATCACTGTGTTCAACGACTGTTGCTAGGACACTTGTAACACTGTCAAGTTCAATGTTTACAATATCACCAGTAACTGGTGCCTTCATTGCTCTATCTACTTGTGCTACATAATCTAGAAAGTTCATTGCGTTATTCCTTAGTCAAAACTTACTGCTATATGTGTTGGGTTATCGCCGCCTGCAACTTTTGGAAAAGTTGCCTTTGGACGATGAATACCATTGCCGCTTGGCACTGCTGCTGACATACCCTTGGTCATTTCGTGTGGACTGTTTGTATAAGGACGTTCTGCTGCATCTTCAATTGCTTCTGGACCGCTCATGCCAACTGGAGCATTACTATCCATGCTCATATCAACATCCATGCTAGGTCCACCATCAATACTTGGAAGGTTAGCGCCAACACTTGGCATTGGGGTCATTGCATGATCGTGTGGAATCTCTGGCATATCTCCGCCCATTGGAGAAGCAACAGGTACATCGCCAGGTGCGCCAGCCATATCAGGTGAGTTAACACCGTTAATCATGCCAGCAAGTTTAAGAATCTGTGCTAGAATTGCATCATCACCGCTTGTTTTAATCTCAATACCTTCTGCAACAGGTGCTGCAACTGGCGTTCCTAACTTAGTAGCATTTGCAATAGCATGTGCCATTTCTGGGCTGCGTGATTCAATTTCACGTAGTTTTGAAAGAACATCAACCATGTAAGAACCATTACTAGTTTCTGGCATAGTGTTTGACTTTGTTTCTACAACTTTTGTTGGTGCTGGCGCAATGTCATTTAACTTTGCAACACTGGCAATTGCACGACCAAGTTCTTCTGGACTACGGGCTTCAATTTCTTTAAGTTTGTTTAATACATCAATCATTTGCATGGTTATCGTCCTGTTCTTCCACGTTCTGGGAGTTTATTACGGTTGGTTCCAACAGGACTTGTGTTGCTCTGTGGAAAATCATTTGAAGTCTTGCCTGCAGTTGGCTTTACAGCAAATGGATAATCAATTGTTTTTGTCTTTAGCGCATTAGCAAGGTCAGCAAGCAACTGTGGTGCCTTCTGTTCTGGATAATCTCGCTCAAGAATTGCTTCACCTTCTGCTTCTGGAACCATTGGCGCAGCAAGAATTTCTTGATTTGGCGTAAGAACTAAAATTCTGCTTAAGGATATCTGTGTTGCTTCATGGATTGCTGCTTGGATTTCTGCTGGTGTTGCTGGATATTGAATTACCATATCAATCATATAGATATCAGTAGCCTTAAGATGTAAAAATCCTGTATGATCTTCACTCACTGGTAAGTGCTTTGGCTCGCTAATGGCTTCAAGATTCCAACGTCCAAGTACCTTTTGAAGTTTTTCTAATCCTTCTTTGGTGAGTTCCTGCGCAATCTTGGCACGAAACCCGTACTTTTTTTCTGTCTCTGAAATATACTGTCTTAGGGTTCTCATGGTTTAACCTTATTATTAAGTATTTATTGCTTTCTGAAAGTTTTTAGAAGTTCGTTGCGGTCAAACACTTGTGCTTCAATAGTATCTGCTTCCACGCCGCTATCTTTATTCATATCATGCTGCATCTTCTGCATCTTAAGCAAAATTTCAGTTTGCTTAAGTTTCTTTTGAACCTTACCCAACTTTGCAGTAACTGCATGTCCAAGCATTTTACTTGCTGCTTCAAATATTGGCGCTGAAAATCTAGCTTCAACATTCATACCAAGTGATTGCAAGTTTTCAAAACTTTCCATTGCTTGACCAGCAATCTCATCTAATTCTTTATCTAGCGTATCTTCGGATACTTGCGGTAATGCGCTTTCAATTTGATTTGCGGTTTCCAATGCCTCTGTAATTTCTTTACTTGGTGCTGGTGCTAGGTCAAATAGTTCTTCAAGTTTCTGTGTCATAATAGTAATTATCGTTTTTTCTTCTTGGTACCAGCAAACATATCATGTTCAGTGATAATTCTAAATTGCATGCCTTGACGATCACAGAATTGTTTAGCGGCTGTCCATTTGGCTTGATTGATTGCTGCCTGTACTTGGTTTCTAGTGCTCTTACCTGCTGCTTCAAAACTAGTTTCTTTATGAGGTTTAATTTCAACTATCTCTGCGTGTAATTTTTTATTAACATCTTCATATACTATGAAAAAATCTGGCACATAACTTTTTGTTTTATTAGCAATTGGATTCTTATAAGGTATGCTTATGCTCTCACTTGCCCAATTCTTAATGCTTGGATTTTCATCTAAAAAATTCATAAACTTAAGTTCCCAACTAGAACGATAGCGAATACTGCCACGACCAGCATATTTTTCTGGATTCTTAGGAGTAAAAATGCCTTGGCTATACTTTAAACTCATGCTAGTAAATTTCTAGCAACATTAGTAGATACATTGTTGTTTAACTTGTATCCTAATTTACTAGTTGGTCCTTTGGCACTATTAAAGAAACTAATAAGCAACGTTTTAATATTGCTGCTATTTGCATTTTTTTGAAAGTCTGCAAGCACTGCCAACGGATCAAGTTTATTATTATATGTTAGCGCAATAACACTTTGTGCAAGAGCATTTGCTGCATTTGCATCACTGGTTAGTGTAAAGAAATATCCATATACCTGACCCCACACATCTGCACTTACTTGTATAGGTTGTGTGAAGTATCCATTAAAGAATACCTGACTGCTAAATGCATTTTGTGTCGTGGGTGTGTTTGTCATATAGTTATTTACACTTTGAGTTTATGCAATGTTTGTATTAACATTATTACTGTATGTAATATAACTTCTTGCAATACCAGTTAGGTCAGTATTTGGTGGGTAATTAAGTTGGTTTATATGTGATTCTGCTAGCGTTACCTGACTTTGTGGAACGCCTTCGGAAAGTAACGTTTGTTGCCATGTTTGACTATTATAAACAGGTGCTATTGGGTTAGCTGGATCACTGAATGTGAATGTAGGTAGGGGTGTTAACTGTCCATAATTTATAGTACCATAATCGGTTGTAGTTGGATTATCTATATATTCTTGTGCAAGGAGAACCTTTGTGGTACTATCACTATGAACATTATTTGCAACGGCTGCTGCTGATAATTGCTCTGGCGATAGCCCACCAACAAAGTTTAGCGCAGAATTGATTTGTTCATTGTTATAACCACGTTGAGATAAAATTTGTCCAGTGCTGCCATCTGAGTATGTTAAGCCTAATTGATCACTACTTACACTAATATCACCATTGCTGCTTGCACTAGCACCAGGCGGTGTACTATCAGGCAAGTTTTGTGTAAACACTGGAGGCAGTGGAACTGTACTAGGAAACTGTATGTTTTGATTATTCTGTTGAATTGCTGCTATTTCTTGTGGTGTAAATCCACCTTGCGCAGTTTGATCAAGACTTTGACCTTGGTCTACAAAACCAAAACTACCATGCGGCTGGTAAGTTTGATATCTATTAGTAAATGCAGTTGGCTGTTGTACTAGATAACCAGTATTTGGGTCAATATAACTGCCATTTGGATATTGTCCAGTAATATCGCTTTGAGTTGGATCATAAAAACCATTTTCAGCAAAACCAGGTGTGCCGCTTGCATATCCATCTTCATAGACAACACCATTATAGCGTATCTGCATGGTAGCCTCCATTAGTCCTGTATCTTCATGATAGTCATGTGTATCATGACTAAAACTGGTGATGACAGGACTCATAAGAGTAATTTTATTACTATCTCCACGATTTAAACTATAAATTTCAATAGCACTAAAAAATGGAGAAGTGCTGCCGTGATCTAAACCCCACGCACTGAAATTTCTATCTTTATAACGGTCATCATTATTATAAGTGTTTAAATCGTATGTACCATCAGCATAGTAATAGTTATAATAGTCTTGCCAGAGTTGACGTAATTCATTTTGATTATCGTCATGAAATTTAATAGTAACTGGTTCATACTTAATTCGGTCTTGAATATAGGTATGGCGATTATATTGATTCATGTCTTTTACATCAAAGGTAAAACGAGGCAAATCAACACTTTTTACCAAATAGCTTATATTACGAGTGCTTGATTGAGAAGGAGCATTTGCACTTAAAATAAAGTTAACCTGAAAAAGATATTTTAACTTTGGAGCAAGTGCAAAATTATTGCTGCGAAATATTTGCGAGGCATGAGCATAATCATGTACTTGTCCACCGTTAAGCAGACTATTAAGTATTGAATTTAATATGCTCATGGCTCAACCCTTAGCCAGTTACGCTATGACCACGTGTGCGAGTAACTTTCTTGCCTACACCATTAGTTGATGGAATCTGCAACGCATTATCATAACGAATTGTCATTTGAATTGTTGCTGGATCGTTGCTGCTATAATCAAAACTGTTATAGTTAACTTCTTGAATAAAGCAACCGTAGATTTCCCACTCTTCAAGTACAGTTGGGTTGTTTGTACCATTGCCGCCATCTAATGCTTCAAAACGAGTAAGGAACTTATAATCAATGCCACTTACTGCACTGCTTTGCTCAGCAAAGTCAAATTGCTTTTGAACTTGTTCACCGACAAGTAAACGAACGCTGCCATTTGCATCATCACGAAACTCAACAGTAATAGTTTGCCATGTAGGTTTGCCCTGAATGTACATACGACTGTTATAAATTGGAATTTCAACGCTATCAAACTGTAGGTTTGGACGAGTAAAACTCATAACTTGCTTTGTTAGTTCTGTACGGGGGCTAGTAATACCAAAGTTTTCAAAGTTCACTCTAAAGCGATACTTTAGCAAAGGCATCAATACGCCCTGTGTATTTGCGCTTTGATCACTTGCTGATGCCACCGGCACTGTCATGTTTAGTAGTGATGCAACTGCCATCTTAAATCTCCTATAAGATTATTTATAACAAATGGACATCTTTTATTTTGTCCGCATATTAAAAAAGCCGCTATAAAAGCGGCTTTTTAATTCTTATATAGATATTATCTATTAGGTAAGTGATACACTAGGTGTAATATTGCTTAGACCACCTTGGTTTGCATTAGTTCCACCAATAGCACCAGTATTCAAGATACGAACTGGAATATAGATAAACTCAACTGCCTTGGTAGGTTCAATTGCGATATCAATATGTAGTTCATTACGATCAATAGTAGTTGGTGTATTGTTTGTAGTATCACACACAACTAGATAATCATAAACACCACGCTGCGCCTTAACATCGTTTAATAAACCTTCAACGGCTTGCTTTGCTTCATTGCGAGTAATTGTATCATTTGGTTCAAAGATAAGTGGCTTTGCAAGACGCTCTAGGTTATAACGTAGATAGTTAATCAAACGAGCCACATTGATACGATCTAGCGCAGTTGCATTTGCCTGACGAGTATGGTTACCGTAGTTTACGATGCCATCAGTTGGGAATACAGCAACAGGGTTAACATTGTTGGCATATAGCAAGTCACGCAGACCTTGGTTAGTGCCAATACTTACAAACTTACCAGTAGTGCGGTCAACATAACCAATCTTGATTGCGTTATCAATCTTACCACGGATACTGCCTGCTGGTGCAAACCATGGGTGACTGTTTTGGTCACTGTTTACAACCATGCGTAGGATACTGTGAGTAATTGGAACAACAACCTGACCGATACCATCAAGGGCATTGGTGTAAGCAGCGCCTGGATAGAACACCGCAGTGAAACTATCTGTAGTTGCTAAACCATCTTCGCCAGTTTGTGATACTGCGCCAGCATTTGTAACATAGTTGCCAACAGTGGTTAGATCGCTTGCAAGACCCATTGGAGTATCGGCTAGGATAAATCCAGTATTACGACGGTCATTATTAAGTGTAACTAGGTTGCTTGTAACTTCTGGATAACCAGGGCAAACAAGTAGGTTAAAGTTACGTTGATCTTCACGGGCAGTAGTACTATTATCAACCGCTTGTTGTAAAGCACTTACAACAACACTGCGCTGTGCTTTACGTCCAAAGTAAGGAACATTATTTTGATTCTTGCCACTTGCACTTACCCAAGTAGCAGCAACATTTGGAAGACTTGATAGTGGGTAGTTAGTACTGTTAAACTTGCTTGCAACATACTTCTTAACATTGTAACTACTGCGACGAGTGTTGAATAATAGCATTCCACGTGGATATACTTGTGGATTAACAACATCTAAGTCCACATAATCGCTGCTTAATAGACTTACAATAGTTGGCTTTGCATCAAGTGCAGGGTCTGCTGTACCAGCGGTATCCCAACGAGCATCTGCAAACAGAATACCATTTTGTGTAGTAGTATCAGTAGTATCAAGTTGAATCCACTGATCAACACCACCTACACGCTGCCAACGATAAATCTGTGGGTAATTTTCTAGGTTTGCAGTTGAAACCCAAATGTCACCATACACTAGTGCAGTACCATCTGTTTGTTTAGTTGGTGCGCTACTACTAATAAACGGACCAAGAGGATCAGTGTTGCCCAAGTTATAACCACGAGCGTCACTGGTTACATTGTGATAACCTTTCCAAATAGTACCATTATTAATCATGATATCTACTTCAAGTGGAGTTTCATAATACCATAGAGTACCATCAGCAGGCGCAGTTATTGGAGAAATGCTTTGCTGATATAACAACTCTGCTGGCTGCCAATAAGTTCCAGTCAGTGCACCAGTGCCAGCATCATCATAAATGTTAGGTGTAGCAGTAGTAATACCAGCGGCGGTCAACGGTGTGCCAGTTGTATTTGTAAAATAGATGTCGCCAGCATTTGTGTTAGTAAACTGAATATTTCCACTGCTTGTTAATGCACAAGTAATATATGGAATATTTGCTGCAAGAACATCACTTACAAAACTTGCTGCACTAGTGCCGCTTAAAGTGATAGTGTATGTGTTACCAAGTGCGCTGCTGCCTGGTACTGTAGTTTGAATAGTAAATGCATTAGTTGCAGTAAATGTTGCATTTGAAACGCTGCCGGTTACTACAAGTGGACCACCATAGCCCATCCATTGTAGCAACTTCATGGAAGCCGTACCATCGCCAATAACATCATATTTTACAAATAGAGTATCAGTTGCAATTCCAATACCACCAAGAGTTGGGTCAAAATTATAAATTGCATTGCGACGGCGTTGAAACAATGGTGCAGGAATTAAATTGTATTGAAGACTTGCGCCATTCCAACGATAAACATACATGTTTGCGCCGCTGTTAACTGCAGTTGTCTTAATCCATACGCTACCAGTTGGTTCAGGAGTAGTATCTGTACTTCTCCATGCAGGTACTTGATAGTGTGGGGCAAATGCAAATGCTACACCAGCATATGTTCCGCCGCTAATACCAAGAGTTGCAAGTGGAGTGCCACTAGCATTTGCAATTGCAATCTTACCATCTGTTACAGTACCATTACTCTTTGCTGCACTTGTTACGAAAATGTTTAGATAACCATTTACACTTGCTGCAGTTACACCAGTAATAGAAGCATTGTTAATCTGTGTAACAAGACTTGCTAGTGTTGTGCTGCTGAAAGTAATTGTTGTGCCATTGATAGTAATTGCATTACCGCTTGTGATTGAACTAGGCTGTAGTGTACCAACAATAGTAGGTGTCTTACTCTGCCATGCAGTGCCACCTAACCAATTCCAACTATTGTCATATGCTTTTTGATAAATTGGGTTTTTAACATCAGTTGCAACAACTGCAAAACTACCGACAGTTCCAATACTACTCAGAGGAACACTACCACTAAGTTGTGCAGTGCTTGTGATAACAATTGGTGTTTGTACATTGAACACATTATTAACTGCATCCCAAACAAAGATGCCATACTTACTAGTAGAAGTATTCCACCATTGTGTGCCATCTGCAACATTGCCATAAGGACGACTGCTATTGCCAGTAAGTGCGGCAAGATCAACATCGGCACGTAAAATATATGCCTGATTGGTAATACCTAGCACACTATGTGCAGCCATAAGACCATATTCTGCAAGTTCGCTACCGAAAATACGATTGCCACTGGCATCACTTGGGAAAATTGGAAGTCCGTAATTTGTAAGCAAATCTTTTTGACTTGCTACAAGTTGCAGCGTGTTTGCACTTGTACTTGTTGTATAATTTGCAGTTCCGCCTGCAGTGCTTGTTTTATTTTGTGCGGTTGCGATAACAATAAACGGTACAGTGCCTGGTCCGTTTGGAGCGTAGTTGCTCTCATCAATGACTGAAACTGATACGCCTGGTGAAACTAATGTTGCCATAGGGTCTATTCCTTTAAGGTGTTGCTAATATTTAGCGGAATAGATTAAAATGGGTGTTTTATAAAGAGTTAAGTATGGATATTATAACAAATTTGTAACAGCAGTTTGTAAATCTTCAATAGTTCCATCATTTCTGATAAGATGATTCATGTTTGCATTAACCCAAGACCATTCACTGGGATGAATATCATGCGGTTCTTCGCCATGTTTTAGAAGATTTACCATCCAATCAGGATAATCACCACGCTGAACTGCCCATACTTCTCCACCGAGTTTGCGAATGAGGTTGATTTCATTGGGGAAACGTGTATCTGGTATGACAAAGTTATGCAATTTATTTGCCGAACCCATTCCTTTTCGCATTATTTTTTTTTCTAAACTTGCAATCCAAATGTCTTCATGGAAATTAACACGGCAAACATCGGTTCCCCAAAATTGTAGAACCCAACGAGGCGTAAGCCATGGTAGGTTCAAGCGTTCTGCCCACCAGTCATCACGCTGTTCACGCCATTCACGGCTTTCTGCCGTATCACCTTCAAGCAAATGACGAGGCCACCCAAATACAGCGGCAATCATATCTTTAAGACTGTCGGCAAAACTTACTTTTTCAAAGCCATGTTCTTTGACAAGAATATCCGCAACGGTTCCTTTGCCACCACCGATAAGACCGCATACACCAATAATTTTCATGGTTTTACTTTACCAAAGAATTAAGGCGATGTCAAATATTATCCGATAACAAACCACATTGGAGTTTCACCTGCAACATAGTTTGTAAGTTCTAACTCAAGAGCATCAATCTTGGCTTGACCACGGGTTAGCAAATCACCACCATTGAGGCTGCTGCCGCCCTGTGGACCAGGCAGTGTGGCAAACTTGCTTCGTGCCTCACCTAGCATCATCATACAACGAGCCAGTGTATACTCACGCAACCAAGGATTAGCATAGATATCATTGAGTAGTGTGACATCGGGCTTGAAATTTTCACTCCAGATAAGAATAGTTTCTTTATCTGCACGAGGACGACGCATGATAGTGAGTTCTTTACTAGTCTTGTTAAAAGTATAGTTAACATAACCGCCAAACATCTTTGCGGCTTCTTTTAAGAATGAACTATAAAGATAGTAAGTTGACAAGCCACCAACACGACCGCTTTGGATCATATAGAAGTTTACGAAACCTGCTTCAAATGGTTCATACTGTGAAGAGGTGCCACTGTTAGCACCAATATTGCGCTTAAACACATTGCGAACACTAATAACTTCACTAGGCAGCGTGTATGTGTTTTTATCCATTATCAATTCAAGAAATGAATAACTTTCTTCTACGCTATTGCTGCTGCGTTGACGATAACGAATAAGTGCTTGCTGTAAACTTGTTTCAAAATGGATAGGATCAAGTTCAACATCAACCATGTTTCCGCCCAAACTATACAAAACATAGTCAAATACTGTGGTTTTTAGTTCTTGTAAGGTTGCCATAATAATATTTATGATTAACGAGTATCCCAATCACGACGATGGCTAGTGAGTTCATCACCCCATCTCATCCAGAAATAAATCTCATCTTCTGGTGTGAAATCTGCTTCAATCGTTACTACATAACCAATATAACCATCAGGACTGTTTATGCCTGTTCTGAATAGCGGAGTTTGCAATGCATGTTCCATAACCCACGCACCAGCCTCACTCTTTTGCCATTCTATTATAGGACCAGCAGCATAAAGTTGGGCATCTTCTACATCACCCATACGGAAACGATGAACTATCATATGGGTATTTACTATACTCCAAATCGCATATAATAGTATGTCAAGTCTTCTGGTTCAAATTGTGCGGTTACGGCAACACGATATTCAAGTGATGCAATATCAAAATGGGAATGGAAAGTTACACTGTCTTTAATAGCGTTCTCCCATACCCAACGATAATTTTCACCATGATCGTACCATCGTAAATTGGCTTCACCTTTTACATCTTCTAATTCTTGTTTTCTGTCTTGTGTATGTGAACGATGAAAACCAGTGCGAAAAACCGTGATAGGTTTAGAAGGGCATATCTTCATCTTCTTTGCCTTCATGCCAATCTGGACCTGGGTCTTTACCATCCACGACTGCCTTTGTCATACGATCCATCTTACGCTTGCTTGCCAACTTTTCTTCACGGTCAGCAACGGTTTTATCCTTGAAGCCAAGAACATTCATATACTCACGATGCTTCATCCAACCATGCATAAAGTGGATGCAATCTTCTGCACTACCGCTGTATATTTCTACACCACGAGCATAGATTGGCAAGGCTTCGCCATCATCTTTTGGAACAGTAAGTGCAAAATCCGTACCGTTATGCTGTTCATATGCATAAGAACTGTATGCACCACGATTTGGTTTGATTTCAAAGCCAAGTTTTGTAGCAAGACCTGTTAGGTCATTGATAATGCGAAAGTGATTGTAATTTGTCATTCTGGATATCCTATGATAAGTTTCACCAAGTCTTCTTCATTCAAGTAAAAATTATGATGAAACATTGTTTCAACCTGCCTATAAATCTGTGGCGCATTATCACCCCACCAACTTGAAGTATATGAATCATAATTGCTGGTAAAGTATCCGTGTAATTTATGAATCTGTCCCATATCACGAGCAGATATGCG